ATCTTCATTACGGGTTGAAAGAGCAGAATTGATGCTACCTGCAGCACTACATGTTTCAAAGAACATACTTTGTCCTTCCATCTTTGTACTCTTGTTCAGGTGGACATTAGTAGAACCATTCCAAAAATCCAATATAGGATCCAAGCCTTCATGCGGACCAGCGTTCCGAACTTGATAAAGCAAAGGATGCTCTTCGATGTACATCTGTTTGACATAGGTATCATACGAGAGACGCTTACTTAAAATTGTCTCGTAAAATTGTGGCACGAGGGAACTAACATGGATCATGAAGCTTTCCGACATGTCGTGGAAAATAGCACGCCCGAAATGTGACAATTCTCTAAAGAATGAGTCGGCACATGAAGCCAGCACTAAACCTTCATCTATGTCACCAAGCTTCCAGTAACACATCTCCCGCAAAGTTTGCATAGGAAGAGGTGCTCGCATGTATCCTTCAGTGAATTCAAACTTGCGAGCTAGATACCTAATATCATCTAGTGTGTCCGGTGCATCGCCAACAACTTCTTTACTCCAGTGGGTGTATTCCATACCAAATCGTCGTTTAATGTGGCCAGAGATAGTATTACACGTAACGCCTGGTTTGTTAATGGCGATCACATTATCATCTCCGTAAACAGCACATTCAAACTCATCTGGTTTAACTTGCAAGTCCTCAAAGCAAACGATCACCAGCATTATTAAGTTACAAAATGAATTGTAAATGGAGGTAATAGGATTGCCTGATGGGTTCCCATCATGAACTTGGTATATAAACTGGTAGCAGATATGTTTAGCATGTTTGATATGTTCGAATAATAACTGTCTAACTCTGCAATTTATGGGACCGTCATTATACCACTCATTAATAAACCTGAGAACAGCGTCTCCGAGACTGGAATGTAGCAAACCGTCAAAATTGGAGTAGTCACCCGATATAATGGATTGCCCTTTTGTCTTTAACCTTTTATACAATTTATGCCAATCATTAGAGAGAGGATTTATTCCCACACTCACTGGACGTTCAGCTGCTTTAGATTGTACGAAAAGCACAAAGTCCATAAAGTACATTCGCACAAGTAATAGATAGTGCAACGGACAGGTTGAGAACAACCTTGTCTTGCCCAATTCCACTTTCTCTATAAGGCGCGTCTCGTCCTTAAGAACATCTGCCCACAGCACTTCAATCTGTTCTCCTGCTAGAAGTTTATTGTGTGCTGTCGTGAGTATCGCAAGCATATCCTTATGATAGAAGAGAACATCATTTCTATCTCTGATAACAAAAGGGCTTTTACCTCGTGTTGACGTCAAGGAATAAGGATAACCTGG